CCGCATGGTCGTTCTCGTCCATCAAGACATTTGAGCAGTGCCCTAAGAAGTTCTACCACTTGAAGGTTGTCAAAGACTTCCAAGAAGATCAGGGCGCAGAGCACCTGCTGTACGGCACCGCCTTTCACGAGGCGGCTGAGTTCTACATACGTGACGACACGCCGCTACCGCCTCAGTTTGCGTACGCTAAGAGTTCATTGGATAACCTCAAACAGCGTGCTGGCCAGAAGCTGTGTGAGTACGAGATGGGGTTGACCGAGGACTTACAGCCGTGCGGCTTTAAAGACCCAAACGTATGGTGGCGTGGCATCGCTGACCTGATCATCCTTGAGGACGATGGCACTGCACGGGTGGTGGACTACAAGACCGGAAAGAGTGCCAAGTACGCCGACACCGGACAGCTTGAGTTGATGGCGCTTGCCGTGTTTAAGCACTTCCCCGAGGTCAAGCGTGTCAAGGGTGGCCTGTTATTTGTCATTGCCAAGCAGTTCCCCAAGGCAAGCTACGACCGCGCCGTGGACGAGCCCAAGCTGTGGGAGAAGTGGCTCCGCGACCATGGCCGTATGAGAAGAGCCTACGAGACTGACGTGTGGAACCCCAAGACATCAGGGCTTTGCAAGCGGCACTGCGTTGTCTTATCATGCCAACATAACGGAAGGAATTGATATGCCATACACCAAATCACCACGCCCCTACAAGGCCGAATACCAAAAGCAGAAGGAACGGGGCGAACACCCCGACCGCATGGAGCGCCAACGCGCCCGTCGAAAAGTTGATGCCAGTTCTCCCGATGCAAATAGCAACGGCAAGGCTGACAAGCGTGAGGGCAAGGACATTGACCACGTAAAGATGTTATCCAAAGGTGGCTCAAACAAGGACGGGCTGCGCATTGTTTCGCCTGCCAAGAACCGTGCCCGTAATGGTCACAGCGTAAAAGAAAAAGGCGGGAAGAAACCCGCTTGACGCGCATTGCGCGTTCGGTTAGATTAGAACTTCGACGGCGATGAGCGAGTGGGACACCCACTTCGCTCCGTCATGCCGTTTGCGCTGGAGAACGAATTGGAAATCATAGACAACAAAGCCCTGTTGTTGACGTTGCGTAACCCGCATCGCGTCACCACAGTTATCCCTAAAAGCAGGGAACTCCCAAACAACCAAGTGTTGGTGCATTGGGGGTTGGATGAGGCGCAAGTCCTCAAGAATCTGCGCGTGAAAAACGTGCCATCACCCATCATGGGACGCTACGATTGGCCCGGCCAGTACAGGCCGTTTGACCATCAGAAAACAACAGCCGCATTCCTCACAATGAACCGCCGTGCGTTCTGTCTCAACGAGCAGGGCACAGGCAAAACAGGGTCAGTTATTTGGGCGGCAGACTACCTTTTAAAACAGAAACGAATTCGCAGGGTGCTTGTGATTTGCCCTCTGTCAATCATGGATTCAGCGTGGAGAGCCGACCTGTTTAAGTTTGCCATGCACCGATCCGTTGACATAGCGTACGGCTCAAAAGAAAAGCGTACGACCATCATCAACGGCATCGCTGAGTTTGTGATCATCAACTATGACGGCGTAGAGATCGTTGCCGAGGACATTGCCAAGGGCGGCTTTGATCTGATTGTGATTGACGAGGCGAACGCCTACAAGAACGTACAGACCAAGCGGTGGAAGGTGCTCAACTCATTGGTCAAGACCGACACATGGCTATGGATGATGACAGGCACCCCTGCCGCTCAGTCACCACTTGATGCGTATGGCCTTGCAAAATTAGTCAATCCAAACGGGGTGCCCAAGTACTACACCTCGTTCCGCGATCAGGTCATGCTCAAGCTGACCAACTTCAAGTGGATTGCCAAAGAGACCGCCACACAAACCGTATTCGATTGCTTGCAACCCGCCATCAGGTACACCAAAGACGAGTGCCTTGACTTGCCTGAGATGACTTACGTTAAGCGTCGAGTCGAATTGACCAAGCAACAGGAACGTTACTACGGCATGCTCAAGAGCCGCATGGTGGTACAAGCCGCAGGGGAAGAGATTACGTCAGTCAACGCTGCCGTGAACATGAGCAAGCTCCTGCAAATATCTTGTGGTGCGGTGTACTCCGACTCAGGCGAGACCTTGGAGTTTGACATCAAGAACCGCTACAACGTGCTGACCGAGGTGATTGACGAGTCAAGTCAGAAGGTGCTTGTGTTCGTACCGTTCAAGCACGTGATCAGCATCCTGACCGACAAGCTCAACGCTGACGGGTACACGACCGAGGTGATCAGCGGCGATGTGCCCGTGCACAAACGCACCGACATCTTTAATCGCTTTCAGACCGAGCCCGAGGGCACCAAGGTACTTGTCATCCAACCGCAAGCCGCCGCGCACGGCGTGACCCTTACAGCGGCCAATACGGTGGTGTGGTGGGGGCCGACATCCTCCCTTGAGACCTACGCCCAAGCCAACGCCCGAGTCCATCGTTCGGGTCAGCGTCACCCCTCTACAGTGGTACAACTGGTGGGGTCAGGTGTAGAAAGACACGTTTACAACTTATTAGATAATAAAATAGACGTTCACTCAAAAATAGTTGATCTTTATAAAGAAATACTTGAATAAGTGGTAAAACACCACTATAATAAAAATCCCGATAACAACTGGAGAACGAAGTGACAGACGAAGTAGCCCCCGCAACCCCCACGGTAGCCCCCGAGAAATTGGTCAAGGTGTACCTCAAGATGAAGGCCAAACACGACGAGATGCGTGTTGCCTACGAGACCGAAGAAAAGAAACTCAAGACGCAGATGGACACGGTAAAGTCTGCTCTCTTGGGATTCTGCAAAGAGCAGAACGTAGACAGTGTGCGAACAGGTGAAGGCTTGTTCTATCGCTCTGTCAAAGTTAACTACTGGACGAATGACTGGCAGTCTATGCACAAGTTCATCGTCGATCACAATGCGCCGCAGTTACTGCACGAGCGCATACACCAAACGAACCTCAAAGAGTTCCTTGAGGCCAACCCTGACACGCTACCACCGGGACTCAATGTGGACAGCGAATACACCATAACCGTACGGAGAAAGTAATGAGTGAACCATTTGTGCCAATCGAAGACTTGGCCAAGCAATTTACGGTTTCGGTATCTACTGTTCGTGCATGGGTACGGCAGGGCTACATCCCCAAAGACACGTATTTGAAGATTGGTAACACATACCGCTTCAACGTACCTGCGGTGGTGAAAGCCCTGTCAAGCGTACCCAAGGACGAACCGGAAACACTGAAAGCCGTAGACCCCCACGCACCTGTTCAACTTGAACTGGTGTTCAATAACCCTGACGAAGATATTTAATTGGAGAAACGAAGATGAGTAACGAAATGACCCTGTTTGGCAAACCCAACAACGCCGCCCTCGCATTGCTGAGTGGCATCGAAGACAGCTTGACGAGCACCCTCGCTGGTGGCGCAGGCGGTAACAAGCGTATCAGCATCGAAGGCGGTGCGTTCCGTGAGTTTGTTGGCGGCAAAGAAGTTCGTGTGAGCGAAGAACGCTCAATGAAAATTATCTTGATCAACGCCGCACCCGTGTCGCGTATGTTCTTTGAAGGTACTTATGTGAAAGGTGCCAAGACCAAACCCACATGTTGGTCAAGTGACACACAAAGCCCTGACAAGGCAGTACCCGAAGATCAGCGGCAGGCCAAATTTTGCAAAGATTGCAAACAACACATCAAAGGCTCCGGTCAAGGTGACACACGCGCTTGCCGTTTTCAACAGCGTATAGCCGTGGAGCTTGATGGTGAGTTGCATAAAGAAGCCGTGTATCAGATCACACTGCCATCAACATCCGTGTTTGGTGACTCAGAGGGTAAGAAGATGCCACTGCAAGCCTACGGTCGTCACCTCAAGGCATACAACACTCCTGCGATTTCTATCGTGACCGAGATGCGTTTTGACATTGACAGCGCGACTCCTAAGTTGGTGTTCAGCCCTGTCCGTGCGCTTGAGGAAGAAGAACTTGCAACCGCAGTGAAGTTGCAAAACCATCCCGACACCATCAAGGCAATCACCTTGAACGTATCTCAGATGGACGGCGTGATTCCTGCACCAAAGGGTACGTTGCCTATGGGCGAGTTGACCAAGCAAGAAGACGCACCTGCATACGAGAAGATCGTTGCCAAGACTGCGCCGAAAGCTGACGTTGAGGAAGTGCCCGAGCCAATCAAGGTGACCAAGAAGTCTGCACCTGCCGCTGAGCCGAAGTCCGAGTTGAGCGATATTGTTGGCGATTGGGACGACTGATTTGTTTTAGGGTGGGGTCGCTCCCCACCCTTTCTTTTCGGTTATCTCATTCACTCTAACAATTGGCGGCTATGGAAACACAAAAATTTCTGGAGTCGGTATTGGGGGACGAAGGGTATTACTGCATATTTGCTTATCGGCTATCTGATGAACGCAAGGTGCAAAAGTTCTACGACAACCTCGATGCCGCAATCCATGCTGCTCACAATTTAGATGCTGAAGGGTATGACGCTTATTTTGCGTTGGGCACTTTTGACCAAGCTGGGTCTCGTAAGGCACCCAACGTAAAACAACTTAGATCATTCTTTCTTGACCTTGACTGTGGGCCAACAAAAGACTACGCGACACAGAGCGAAGCTCTCGCCGCATTACGCACGTTCTGTAAAGAACTCAAGCTACCCCGCCCAACCCTTGTAAATTCGGGGCGTGGTATCCATGTGTACTGGCCACTGACCGCCCCTGTTTCACGTGAAACGTGGGTGCCTGTTGCTGAGCAGTTAAAACGCTTGTGTGCAAAGCATGGAATGCGCAATGACCCTGCCGTGCCAGCAGATGCGGCGCGTGTGTTGCGAGTGCCTAATACGCACAACCACAAACCTGACCCCCCTGCCCCTGTGGTGGTGTTGGGTGAGGCGGGTACGCCTACCGAGTTTGATGTATTTTGCGACCTCATGGGGGACGACTCATCTATCTTGGTGCCTCCAAAGAAGTACATGCCGCAACAGCAGGATGCCATGATGCAAGCCCTGTCGGGCAGTTTCGTGAGTCGGTTTAAGACTATC